TTCTTCTATCTTAAATATTTCATAATGTTTTATAAAGCACGCATTATCAAACAGATACCTAATTGCATCCGTCAATTTCTTGGTTTCATAGTACTGGCTATTTAGTGATATATTGACTGTCGCGGTCGGATTTTCTTTATATTTCATTTTCAATAAGTACATTTCGTTCTCCTTTTGTTTGCTTCGATGTAAAACGGTTTTACAGATCATGCCGAAACTATGGTTTTACACCGAGAAACTCACTGTTCAAGTTCTCCCATATTCCGGCACAACCATTACTATATCTTTTCGACTTCTTTCTCTTTAATCATTCCTTCAATCCATTCGGTTGTGATCTTGTCACATTTCTGCAAGAACTCCTCAAACAGTCTATCTTTCGCTTTTTTTATCCTGTTTTCGCTCTTTGTTAGCAGTTTCACTTTCCGGCGATGGTCGTTCATCACTGCTTTCAGCTCTTGCGACAACTTCGATACAGACATCCTCTTCCTCTTTGACGGTTATATACCTTATACTAGAGATATCAGTCCAAAACCCAATGTCTTGGTCTGGTTCTATATATACACGACTTGCGTTTAAATGGTTAAAAAAATTCTCTATCTCTTCTTTTTTTACCATGACAGATAAACTTTTGTCGTCTTTATATATCATGTTCACTTTGTACTTCATCATAATCTATCTCTTTCTTCACAAGTTCAAATTTTTTTTCAAAGTCACCATCCCAATAAACTGATAATCGGGTTCCGTTTGCATAATCTTTTACTAACCAATCACCTATCTCTAAACAATAATTCCAATACGGAGTCTTTACTGTGTACTCGTTGCCAAATAGATGCTCGATATCAGCACGACACCATTTCTTTATCTTTTGGAAATTTCCTTTTTTGAATTGTATAGCCTCAACAAATACTGGGTTTTTTCGGTATAGTTGTGCTTTCATTAAATTTCCTGTTTACTGCGCCATTTAGACTCTTTCTTTCTTAACTTCATTAACTCTTTTGATTTTTCTTCTCTTTCCAAATCTTTGGGAGTTTTTCTATATTTTGTATTCTTTTTCCCAAGTTGTTGACGAGCATCGACTTCTGTATATCCGTCACCCGTCCGATTTTGTATCTTCTTCATTTTCTTCCTCCAATAAGTTACCCATACAATTTCCGTCCTTGTCAAAAATCCACATTCCCTCGTAGAATTTGTCGTAGAGGTTGTAAAGTTCTGATCTTGACACTGGTTCTTGACTTTCCTCGCATACGACGTCTACAGAATGGAGAAAGTCGCGTTTGTAGATTTGTGCAAAGTCGTGCATCGCACGCTCTACAGTCGGGAAAGATTCTATGTAGACAGGGTATCGCTCATGGCAAGACAAGTAACCATAAATTCTATACATAGGACCCCTCGTTAAAATAAGCAATTAGTGTCATTTGTTTGAACTGGTTGATCGGTACTCCCATAAACATTCCTTTCATTATACCGGTCAACCGCCTCTTTTGCTTCGTTGCAGAAGCGTTCCCAATCTTCTTTCTTTTTAAATCTTATATACGGCGCAAATTTCTTTTCACCTTCTGAGTTCGTATACATCTTTGAGGGTAGATTTACCCATCTGCCCTTTTCGTTCTGGCATAGAGAGCATCCGTTTATCTCTATTCCCCAAGCTGGCAAATAGAAGTCTGCAAACCCGAGTACTGCTCCCTTGTTATTCTCTTTATATCTTGTGCATTCAATCATTATATTTTCCTTTCAAAAAGCTTTCTACTAATTTGATAAATTCTAATATTGAGGCTAACTTCTTGCTGTCTATCTGCTTAAGTGTTTTTTCAATATTCTCTCGTTCTTGTCTTAATCTACTTAAAAGATACCTTGTTTCTCTTGTCTCTTGAGAATAATGTAATTCAAGTTGATGTAGCTTTTTATAGACATCACTAATAGATCTTTCAGCTTTTTCTATCATATCTTGCAGTTGTCTTATCCTGATTTCTTGTAAATCGCGTGATTGCTCAAGATCTTCTGCTAATCTATTGAATTTGTTCCTAATTTGTGGTTCTAGCTCTTTTGCCATAATTTAAACGCTCCATTCAATCATTTCAGTTTCCTATGTTTTTTGTTTTCCAATTCCAATATCCCCATATATGACAAGCAATACTAAAAAGGCAACTGCACGCCTGTACTTTTAGCCCTAGACCACAGTTTCTTACAAACCAGTAACTTAAGCATACGATCCAAACAATAAAGCATAGTCGCTGGCCTTGGATATTGAAGTATCGACCTAGTTTGCCCAGCAATGAGAATATTAAATCAGTTAACTCGCCCATTTAATCATCCTCTTTGCTACAGAAAATTTCTCTTAACTTATCTTTTAACTGTTTTTTTAACTCCTGCTCTGGAGTGTCTAAATGTCTCCAATAATACGGCTCTTTGATTTCGTAATCGCTAAACAACGGCTTTAAACCATTTTTAATATTCCATTTGCATACTGCATGTCCTTTAATTTCTTCATAGTTATTACGATAAGAAATGCCCTCAAGACTCGCATAAACAATAATTTTGGTATCTTCTGGCGGTAATTCTTCTTTAAACCTTTTCCATTCCGAAATATTTTCTTTGGGTTTCATTTTCTCTTGCTTCAATATGCGATTTTTTTTAAATAAAAAAGTACAATACCCAATGAGACATCCAATTGCTATAGACATTAAGTCAATTATATATTCCATTTATCAGACCTTACTTTGGTTGTTTTACAAAATATTCTAGTGTTACCATCGGAACATGCTTCCCACATTCACACTCTCTAAAAATCTTTACTATCACTGCCCCCTCATCAGACGGCTTTAGATGGCCTGCGTTGATCCATTCTTCTACAGTCTTAACTATGTTCGGCTCATCTATCGTTAGAGTCTCTAAACGCGCGAAATAGCGCAAATACTCGATGTTGTTGCCCTTGGCTGTTACAACAAACATTCCCGGTTCTGTATGTTCCATATACACCTACTTTTTCCATATTTTAACAATCAAAGCATACAATGCCCACATTCCAATGAGCAGACTACTGAAAGACATCCCCGCCAAAAAGGCGACTATTAACCATAAGTTATCTAGATTCATTTTCTGCCCATCTCATTAATAGTTGCATCCATTTCGCGTGGTTCTATACCAGCCTCTTGACACTGTTTGCACTGAACAGTCATTTTACTGCCCTTAATCTTTACTATGTCAGCATCTTTACCGCATAAACAACTAAACTTAAGGCCGTTAAATGTTGGTGGTTTCATCATTTTTTAGTCCCTCCTAATTAGTGGATCGTTACTTAAATTCATCTGCTATCCTTGTTTTTTGCCCATGTTTCTGCTTTACTCACCGTCCCTTCAAAAAGATGTTTTCTAGACAAAAATAATCCATCAGATTCTTGGGATATTACTTCTACCTTATCTTCGGGATTACAATTAATTCCGTTAGATTTTAGAAATGATAAGTAATTATTGAAACATTCTTTAGCTATCAGTTGATCTGTATCCGAAACAATAAACGGAGCTGGCGTTCCATATTCACCTATTCTGATCCAGACTTCTTTGTACCTTCTATTTAAATCTTGTTTCATAATCTACCTTGTTGGCTTTACACCAAATGATGACGGATGTTCCGCTATATTCAGAATTCCACTTTTTTGTCTTTTCTTTGCCACATTTCATACATATCTTAGTTGCATACGAACCTTCAATTTCACCGTAGTAAAATATCGATCCACATCTTAAAAGAGCCCAATCGTGTTTGCAAAATAATCTTTTTAAAAACATTGTTAGCTCTCCATCTTTTCATTTCTTCTTCTTTACCTTTTTGGGCAATTGCTTGCCTTTCGGTGTTTTTTTTGCAAACTCTTTTGCCACTTTTGGCTTTTTGGCAAAGAGATATTTGCGTTGTGCTTCACTTTTAAAAGGCATTACTTTCTCCTGTTAGTTCGTTCTCTATGTCCTTCATAACCATTTTATGAAGCTCTTCTAAAACTTTACACAGATCGTCAGCATTTAAAAGCATATCTTTGTTAACATAATATCCATAATCAAAAATACCATCTTCTCCTGTGGCGCGTAAAGTCACATGAATTTCATTAGAAATATTATTTGAAATAGCACGAACCTTGGCCCTTGGCAATAAGGACTTAACTTCTAACACCTTGGGCGTGGCTAAGTATTTAAATTCTGGCATCCTGCCATACTTAAGATATTCTGATTCTTGCTTGAATCGCTGGCGTTCTTCAAAAACCTTATTAAGTTTGCTTTCAAGACTTTTAATTTCGTATTCCTGATTAATAATTACTTTTTGCTGCTCATTTGCTAGTAAACCTATTGCATCACCGATATCCATTTGTTTACCTTGTCCTCCTTATAATTTTTCTACTGAAACGATATAGCCCATTTTTGAAAACAGATTTTGGAGAGAATATAAAATCTGATTTATTTCTTTACTGATTTTTTTTGCTCTATCAACGTCCTTCTTTTCCAAAGCTAGTTCGAATTTGTGAGCTGTACGATTTATGATATCTACTGCTGTAGAGATGGTAAGTCCTACTTCCTCTAGAATATCTCTGCTGGTCTCTATTCTAATAAACTCAGTCATGCATTTAGTGCAAAACTTCCAGTCTGCATACTCTGATCTAAAACATTTCCAATCAGCAACTCTACCGCATTTGCATCTAATTTGATACAGAGGGTCTGCTGAACGTGTATTTGTTAGCTCGTCTTTAATCTGATGTTCCATTTGTGCTCCACTTTTTTAGCAGTTTGAAAACCTGGTTTTCAATTTTTCTGAATTCTTCTCCTGTCATACCGCCCCTTTCTTTTTCTTGTCGTGCTTATGTCCATGACCCTTAAATGGATAGTACTTCGGGTATCCCCACTCTATCGGCTTGTAAACGTACCGTTCTTTCTTACACCATCCGCATATCCCCAGCTTGAACTTTCCGATGTAGTCCATTACCCACGTTCCGCCGTGATCTATTGCGCAATTCTCGCAAATAGTCTCCGGATAGTCGTATTTTCTTGTCTTTTTAACCATCTCACCCCTTGATTACTGCTATCGGTATTAACTTTTCTACTACTTCAACTAGATCACTTTGAGCAGCCATGACTTCGTCAATGTCTTTGTACGCTGAAGGAGCCTCATCTAGATCTTTTTGCGTCCGTATTGCATGAATAATGCCCAAATCATCTAACTTTTTCTTTTCTTCTTCTAAAGAAAGAATTGCTCTTGCTTTTGCCCTAGACATCTTACGCCCAGCACCATGCGAACACGAGAAAAAAGACTTGCAGTTTCCAAGTCCGCGAGCGATGTAAGACGCTGTGCCTTGTGATCCGGGTATTATAGCAATCATGTCTGTAAAAGCTGATGTTGCGCCTTTTCTATGTACCCAACAATCGTCACCATTAACCCAACCAAATTCGGCAAAGTTGTGCACGCTTTCAAGATACTCACCTGTAGCAAATTCTAAATCGGTCTCTATTAATGACTCAATACACCGATCCATCATCAGCCTTCTATTCTGTGATGCAAAATATAACGCAAAGTCCATACACTCAAGATATTCGTTCCCTTCGCTGCTAGATACCGGAAAAAAGGCTAAAGAGTCTTGTTTGTTAAAGGTTGGTATTGCCGAGTGCCACTTTTTACACATAGCATCAGCTAGCTCAGAGTACCACTTTGCGATCTTCAACCCAATATTACGGCTTCCGCTATGAATCATGACCCAGATACAGCCATCTTCACCACGTTGTATTTCAATGAAGTGGTTACCGCCTCCAAGAGTACCGAGTTGCTTTCTCGCGGAACCCAGCTCTTTATTAACGATATAGCAATCTGGAGCATCATAGAAGCCATCCCACTCTTGATCTTCTTCGTGATGGTTAAAGCCGACCGGAATCTTCTTTCTTATGATAGACATCGCTCTTTTAATGTCACCATCTGAAATGTCCTTTATGGTCGTTTTACAGGCTATCACACCGCAACCAATGTCAACACCAACTGCATTCGGAACAATCACGTCACGGGCTGCTAAAACACCCCCTATGGGCATTCCGTAGCCAGCATGACAATCAGGCATCAAAGCGATGTGTCTTTCCGCAAAAGGCAGCATCGCCAGATTCTTGGCTTGCTGTAGTGCTGAATCCTCGATATCTTCACACCATGATAGAATGTCAAGCCCTTCAGTTTCAATCTTATACATGTTACTCCTTAAATGTAAAACGGTTTTACAACTCAAAAAAACTTTTCTTCTCTTTTTCGATCGTTTTCTTTATGCTTACCAGTGACTTAAGTATATGCTCTCGCTCTTCAACCAAAAGTTCGATTATGTCATTGACAGTCTCTATCTTAGATTCCACAACCACTACTTCCCTGCCAAGTTCTCGCATTTTAGCCAGTATTCGCTTCTCTTTCTCTTTTCGTCGTCTTTCCAGTTTTTCAGCTGTTTCTTTTTTCATATGTAAAACCGTTTTACAAGGTTAAAATCCGAGCAGTTTCTCTATGAACTCCATGAAATCGGGATCAGAAGGACCAACTACTTTACAGTCGTTGTATTCTATAAGCTGCGGTAGCTCAGTACAGCAAAGTACTTCCATTTTGAAGCCAGTTTGTACTTCGTAAAAGTCTTTGTCACAGATACATGGGATAATTTCCTCCCGGTTCATCGGGTTTCTAACTAAGCATAGAGCCGTTTTGCCAAGACATCCTCGCTTCCAAGCAGACTCCCCGTTTTTTATCTTATACACCATGACTAAAAAGTCATCTTCGTACTCTGGAAAGTTACACCACTGCGAGCACTCTATCTTTTCGCCCGTGATTAAATCACATATATCGCCACGCATGCTGTAGCCCCTGCACACATGCAGCGAGGGTTTTTTTTCGTGTTTATCTTTACCCCAGACAAGAAACTCGAAATCGTCAGATTCTTCTCTAGCTAGTCTTTTCCAAATGTAGTCATATTTCATTTTTCTTCCTTTTTTGGTTTTAGTTGGTTGGTAATTCTGGTATATGGCCCCAAAAGCAGCAATCAAGCTCGAGGCCTGTCAAGGTGTCTGTCATCTTGCCATAACGGAATTTGGCTATGTGGAAGCTCTGTAGAGGCATCCGATCTGCCATCCGCTTATCGGCGTACTCACCGTATGCGATCACTTGCACCGGGTCCGCGGGCTTTTCTTTCTTGTAGTCTTTCCAAGAATTTTCTATACCACGGTTTGTAGCCACTAGTATTTGGCATAGATAGTAAAGCTTGAGATTCAAAAAAAGTTTTGGTGTTACATGTTCGCCGGTGATGTGCTCTTCGTATCTTATGCGCTGGTCTAGCGGGTCACCGCATTCAACGTATGTACAGCACAGTATGACTTCATCATGTATCTTTCCCTCGCGAGATCCGTAAACTATACGATAGCTTGAATGATCGGATTCCGACTTCCATTCAAATAATTTATTTTCTTTTTCCATTTTTCATCCTTAGTGATGTTTTTTTTAAGTCTCGCTTAAGCGTACGATACTTTGACACTTCGCTGGCTTTGTGCGAGTTATACAAATTAAAATTTCGTTTTGGTTTCTCCGCAGGCTTCTCTGGCTCAAGAGCAAAGCGCCTGTCTACTATCACTAAGCATACCAGAAAAACCATCGCCAGTACAGAAAAAAAGGTTATCATTTCTCCCCCAAGTAGTTGTCTTTCAAATAATTAATTAACTGTTCGGTTGTCAGCTCGTGCGCTTCTGAGCCTGCCACGATCCACTTTGTGCCACAGCGTCTTATCTCTGGCTCAAGAAAAGACTTGTCATAGACGGGAGCTATGCGTTGGCCAAGCTTGAAGAACTCTATATGAGTGTATGGCTCGGGAGTGTAGATCTTATGAAGCTCGGTATATGCAATTTGCTTGTCATCGTCAAAGACAAGATCTGACATCATGTCGAAGTAGTACTTGCACAAGTTGTCTATGTCTGGTTTCTTTGTGTGATAGGAGCCATTTGGAGACCGTTTAAGCGAGTCTGAGCATCGACCCATACCGAAAGTCATCTTGCATCCGATTGGGCCAACCAAGCGCGTATATGACGGTTTTAGACGTATTTGATCGAGTACTTCGATCCGATGTGTGGCCTTCTGCTGTGAGCATGGGTCGTAGTAGTGAGTCCTTCCATCCCTCTGGTAGCCTCTGTGTCGAGCTTGTGGTATCGGCTTGCCGTACAAAGTGAAAGTGTGTGAATCGGGTTCTATAATCATTTTTTTAATTCTCCGGTTTGCGGTGTCTTCGGGTCTATGACCCAGGAAAAGTCTGTCATTCGTGCTTCTTTGCGTGCTAGCTCTCGCTCTGCTGCGATCTGCTCCGCCTGTAAGTCTCTAAGTGCTTGCTCATGAGAGCGCTTGATCTTGTCCTCGGTGTCAGCCTTCAAGCAAGAAAACTCTGTACAGAAACACCAACGCTCGTCTAAGTGCCAGCAAGTATGCATCTTAGAGCCGCCACAACGTGGGCACACCACGTCTGATAAAAGTGATGGCTTGGGAAAGCGGTGTGTCTGGCCTTTGTACAGTCTGCCCACGATCACGTCCCCCATCTGCGTGCTTCCTTGAGGACGTGCTCCCTCAGTGGGTTAGGGCATGCAAAGATCTGGTCTGCTGTGTATACGTCAAGTCTCGCTCCCTTGTGTCCGATCTTCACAACTCCCTTATCGTAGTCGACAAAGAAGCGCAAGTCTCTCGCTGCGTCTACTCCTCCAAAGACAGCCTGCGTATGCTGCGTCTGTGCTTTCGTCAAGAATGACTTCATCTCCGGTTCAAATGCGCACTTAAGTGCCTGGTTATCAGCACTTTTTGCCTGGTATTTCCGTAATCGCTCCTCTCTCTGCTTCAGCTCTGCTTCTCTCAAGTCTTTCTCTCTCAAAGCCGTTATCACCCAGCGCTTTATAGCCCAGAAGTCTGTATACTTGTATGGCTTTTCAAGCGACTCTTTGTACTCTGCAAGATGAGCTATAGCCCGCGCCGTCATCTCTTCGCCATGCTGCTTGACCAAAGCATCCCTTTGCTCAGGAGTCAGCTCTTTGGATTTTTTTTCTTTCTTTTTTCTTGGCTTTGGCGGGGGTGAAGAAGATCGCTTGCGATCTTTCTTTATACATACGTTAGTATGTATTTCTTTTGGATATTTACTATACTTATTATTACTAAGGGGAGGGTTTACCGACGTGCGGGTTTCCAGTCCGTCGGTGTCGTCGTTTTCCAGGCTGTCGGTATCTTCTTCTTCTTCAGTGTCTTGTGAAATTATATCTAAATTGTCTACCTTTTCCCGAGAAGTCTCAAAAAAGTACCATTCGTGGCCAAGCATCTTTCCTGTTTTCTGATCCCTTTTCGGCATTCTATGCAGATATCCCGCCTCTTCTAACTGTTTCAGCGCGCGACGAATTGCGTCCCTACCCTCAGAAAATCTTGAAACGAGGTCGCTCATATTGAATTTCCATGAGTCGGGGAGAGACATCGCATAAGACCAGATCCCGATGGCTCGGGCAGATAATTTTTTGTGAGAATTTTTATTTCTGGAATAAATGGTTGTGTTTAATATGACATATGGATTATTCTTATCGTGAATAGTTCGCATAATGCTCATCTTTTTTCCTTATGGTTGTATGGGCATTTTTTTGGAGGCTGGCGCTTCGGTCGGCCTCTTTTTTTTGTATCTCGCCCAGTTGATTTAAATTGATTACGATTCGTCTTTCTTTCAAATCGTATGTAATAATAATTAGATTTAACTTCTGTAGCTTGCGAAGTCCGCGCTTCACAGTCGACAGAGAAACACCAAGATTTTTTGTGAAAAAAGCATTAGTTTCTAAGCAATGCTTTCTGCTAGAGCACAGCCTTTTGATAACTGCCAACAGAAATTTTTCTGTCGATGTTAAACTTTTTTGGCTGCGTACTTGATTTGAAATAAAAATGCCCTCGAAGCTGCGCTTTAATTCCATAAATCAGCCTTTACCTCGTATGAGTCTTTTGTCTTGCAGTATGCAAGCAGCCCTTTGGCTCCCCACAATAGACTAGAATTTTGTAAAATTTCATTTGGAACGATTGTAAACTTGCCAGAAATTGCATTAATCTTTATACTGTCAGACACACAAACTACCATTTGTATATATGTGTCTGGGTTAGAGCACATATAGACGTTTAAGTTGTCCCCGTGGACGCGTGTTGGGTGCTGACTTCGGTCAGTGCCCTTTTTTGTCGCATCCCGCCCCCCTCAGAGCTAAAATTCTGCTTATAAGCGATCGGAAAATATCCGTCTATCTTTTTATCTTTTTTTTTAAAGAAATCGTAAAGATCTGATGTAAAACCAGAAACAATCTCTGTAAAACCACGATGTAAAACGGTTTTACATGTAAAAACATTATTTTTTTTCGTTTTTTTGTTGACAAGTTCTTGATATTGAGATATTATAGACCACATCAAAGCACGCAAAGCTCGCGTCATCGGCTTAGCTGGGCAAGTCCCCCGAGCGCTTGAGCAGTGCAGCGATAACAAAAACCACACACAGGAGAAAAAATCATGGAAATCGATGTTTTTTATCATGATAGGGACGAACTTCAGTTTACAAATGAGTATGGCGAATTTAAAGTAGAGCATATACTAGGCATAAATTACGAAGTAAGAGAGCTTCGCGATAACCGTTTTTTCCGAATAGGTTCAATCAAACTCACTCGAAAGCAATTCAAAGATCCAAAAATTGTTTTTAGAGCGATTTTGCTAATGGAAGAAGAAGAAGTTGATAATCTTTAAAAAAACCACACACAGGAGATAACAAAATGTATTCAGTAGACAATTTAACCAGAAAACAATTCGAAGAATTTCAAGAATTATGGTATAACTTGCCACTAATCAAAGATTTATACGCTCTGTTGGAAGGTCGATTTAACGATCAAAACGAACTAGACACCATAATTTCTTATTCTTGGGAAGATTATAGAGACCCTTACGATGTAGAAGCCGATTCTCTGCAAGAGCTGGCGCACGAAGTTTTGCGCATGTTGACAGACCGCATTCATGCGAAGATATGTAACGCGTTCGCAATAGAGCGCAGCGATATAGAAAGAGAATTTCGCTTGTATGATTGTTCAAGAGATGAAGCCCTGTCACAAGTCAATCTTTTCTATGATTTGCAAATGTTAGCGCGATGTGTAGACGATCTAGTAATCAAGCATACAGGGGCATAACATGGACACGGAAGAATATTATCTCTTTGAAGAACATGGGATTGAACCCCAAGACATAGAAGATGTAAAAGATTTTTTGGCTGGACTGGTTGAAGCCGTATATGAAACCGGCGATATCGGCAGTATCGAGGGCTGTCTTGAAGAATTATGTCACTTCTTTGATGTGCCATTTTCTGATAAAACGCCCAAGATACAAACCCGCTCCAGCTTTTTGATGATACAGACTTTTACGAGCTTACAAAAAAATCTATATGGAGTAAAAAAATGACAGACAAAAAGAGCATGCTAGACCCAAAAACAGCGACAACAACATATTACGTTATGTATGACAATAAAGAAATCTTATTTACTTCTTCAAGTTTATCACTAGCAAATAACTACAAAGATAAACTATTGAAAACCAATGATATAACTAAATACGAGCTCTCAATTATAAAAGTGTTTCCTGGGGGAGCAGGAGAAGTTGTCGGGAAAAAGATCAAGCCAGCTTTAGTGGATGCAGTTAAAAGCTTAAAAAAACAAGGGAAATTGTAATGGAAAAACAAGAAAAAGAAAAAAAACTATTTGAAGAACTGCTTGAAGAACAGCTTGAACAGCGTAGGGAAGATTGCATTCCGGTGCCCTATAAGCTGCTGCGCTCGAGTTTAAAGTGCACTGTAGTTGGATTTATGATGACCGCACTCGCAGGGGCTTTCACTAGAATGGTAGATTCTAATGGAAAAAGTAATTGGGAGGTTGATGTATCGCAGCAAATTGGGGACAAATTAACCGCTAAAAGAAATATCACCAAAAACAACATTCGAAAGATGATCTTACAGTGCCAGGAAAAGAGGCTGTTGGAATATGCCAAGGAAGTGGACGGCAAGATTATCGTAAAAATTAACGTAGAATATCTTTTTGACGAATTCTTTAAAGGAGAAAAATGAAGATTAAAACTGCAATTACAATAAAAGACATAAAGCGCGCAGCGCGGTTATACAACGAAATTATAGAAAATAGCGAAGATAAAGAAAGCGCGGGCTTTCTCTTTGCTGGCGCGTTCTATGCTTTTTATTTGAGTTCATACATTAGCAAAGAAGCAGCCGATCATTATGAGAAGCAGCTAAAAGATTTTATCAATGCTTTAATGAATGAGATTGAAAAATTGGAGGACTCAGATGACTGAAAGACGATAAAAGACTTGACACTTAACACTAAATGTGTTATAATTAAACATTTAAAGCCACACACAGGAGATAAATATGGCTAAAGAAAAAAAAATAGAAGATTTTACCGATACCGTAAGAGCCGACTTTATGGCGTTGGTTGATAAATACACAGAAAAAAACTTTAACCCCACCGAGACGCTTTCATTTATGTTGTTTTTGTCGCTTGGGATGCTGGTTGCCACCGTTGGCGCAGAAGAATCTAAATCTATAGTTATTGATCTGTTTCCCCTAGCGGAAAAATCAGTAAATAAAGTAAACGCGGAGGATTCAAATGGCTAAAGAAAAAAAAGAAAAAAAAGAACAAAAACCACAAAAATTAAATCTGCATCAAAAGTTGATCGAAATCCGCAAACAGGTCACATACCTTAAAAAGGGAGAAAAAAGTTTTAACTACAATTACGCAAAAGGGAGCGTCCTATTAGGACTGTTACGCCCCAAAATGGATGAGCTAAACGTTTTGTTATCTTATGAAATTGAAGAAATGGATACCAGCGACGTAGAGAGAACACAGTTCGATAAAAAAACCAAAGAAAACATCAATGTGCAACTTGGGCGCGTGCGTATGAAATATACATTTATTTTTACGGATGCAGACGATCCAAAACAAGAGATGAAAAGAACCCTTTACTTCCAAGGCGTTGGCGACGATATCAAAGATATCGGGGGTTATAATACATATGCAATAAGATATTTCTTGTTGGGATTCTTCAATATACCAACTGACGATATGGACCCGGATTCATTTGAAAATACGACAAACTTGTTAAAGCCCAAAGAGTTGATATCTAAAGAGCAAGAAAAAAATATAAATGATCTTATAAATGGTCATAGCGATATACGCAGGCGCATAATAGCAAAATACAATGCCATCAGCAAAATAGCAGCCTGTCAATATGACCAGATAATCACATACATCCAACAGTTAATCCAAGAAAAGGAGGCCACAAATGATTGAATATGACATAGAACAAAGATCTCCGGAATGGCACATCTGGCGCTCTGAAGGAATCGGAGGCAGCGAATCGGCCGCTATCTTGGGTTTATCTAAATACAAAACACCGTATAAAACATGGTTGTTAAGAACCGGGCAAGAAATGCCCGACCCCATCAATGAAGACATGCAGCGAGGCATTGATCTTGAAGATGGAGTTGTAAAATCATTGTGCGAAAGATTCGGCGAAGAATTTTCTCCTGTGTGTGGTGCTCATGAGAAGCAGCCGATCTTTCGCGCATCTTTTGATGCTATAAATGCAGATCGAACAGTTTTTGCAGAGATAAAATGCCCGAGAACAATGAAACTGCATTCGGCGATTATGTCTTACGATATAAAAAGAATCAAAGAAGAATTTCCCGACTATTGGATACAAGTACAACACCAATATGGCATTGACGATAACCTTGAACAAGGCTTTTTGGTTGCTCATGTCGAAGGCCAAGAAGATGCGATTATTCTTATACCAAGAGATAGCGCCTTTATTGAGAAGAAATTACGCCCTGGCATAGAGAAGTTTTGGAAAACTAACATCGTGGGGCGCAAAGCCCCAGAGTTAATGGATTCAGACTATGAAGAAAAATATGATCCCGAGTGGGAAAGGTTGGCATTCGAATATAAAGCCGTAGATCAATCAATAAAGAAGTTGTTGGAAACAAAAGAAAAGTGTCGCCAAAAGTTAATCGCGATGTGTAAAGACCACAGTTGCAAGGGTTACGGTCTAAAGGTAACAAAGATCAAAGAGCGCGGACGTGTAAATTATGGTGATATTCCAGAGCTGGAAAATATTGATTTAGAGAGGTATCGCAAGGACGATATAATTAAATGGAGAATATCATAAAGCCGGTATGTTATTAGATTTTTATGACCGCCAAGGTTACGAAATTGATGGAGAGCGATGGAAAAAGCTCTCCAAAGATTGTGACTATACACGAATAAGAGAGACCATGGTTCATGGTTACTTGGTGTATACCTCGTGGAATGGCATTCATAAGAAATACTCGAAAGAAAAGTTCTTTCTATTTGAAACGTGTGTTTACAATTACAAAAAGAAGAAATTCGAGGAGATCATATCTATAAAATACATGACGGAAAGTGAAGCAATAGAAGGTCACGAGGACGTTGTTAAAATGATCCAAGATGGAGATATAGAATGGAAGAAAGTCAAAAAAAATATGGAGAAACAAAATGATGAAAAGAGTTGATGCTTGCGAAAATCTTAGAAAAATGACGCAAGAAGATTATGAAAAATTATCTTATCATGTGCCAAAAAAATGGATAAGACAACGCGAAGCAGTGGTTAAATATGTCATTGAGTTGTTCAAGAAAAGAGAGATATATAAATCAAACAAAATCAATCGCAGGTGGAGCATATGAATAAAGAACTGTTAGAAAAATTTAAGTCTCTTGAAAAATATAAAGATGTTTCAAATCAAGAGGTGATAGACGCATTGGAGTTTCTATGCAAATTTCCTGAAGCAATAGAAACAGAGCTAATAACTGTGTATCTTGGTGATAAATTAACGAAAGTATGTTCGGCAATGATGTTAATCATGATGGAAATTGTAAGACCTGATAAACCGCAGCTGTATAAAGCAGAGTGGCTTAAAATTTTAATTAGAACCATATTAAATACTTCAAAAAGGGCAGAAGAATTCATCAGGGAAATTAAAAATGAAAAATAAAGAGACATTAATTAAATTCATGAATTCTTTAGATTTTTCGATTCACGACATAGCCATCGATACAGATGGGAATGAATACGTAGCCAAGAAAATGATTGATAGCGATGATATTATTTGGTGGAGAATGGAAAAAGAAGGAAGTGGATTTCGAAGATTATTTAGTGGTGCTATAAGAGAAGCAATTATAAAAGATTACAATCAGGAACAAATTGAAAGCAAAAATTAAGATAGAATTTTTCTGCTTATCAGAAAATGAGAAATCTAAACTATCTGAAGAAATGAGGCAGACTATTGTTAATTTCATTGAGCTGGCGCAAAAAAAACATTACAGTATCCTCATGATTGAACCAAAAATGCTTTCCCCAAATGGTGGAGAATTATGCATCGAATATGAGGTGAACGAATGAAGTTATTGATTATTTACGGATGTTTAGTACTAGTCTTTGTGTTGGCTATAAGAAAAGCGTAGCGCGTCCGCAGACGCGCCGTATTATTCTTTTGATTCAGGCGTAAGATCTATCTCAATGCCTGTGTTTGATTCAATCTGCTCTTCGAATGCTTCCTCCAACAGATTATCATCATGTAACCCCAACTTCTTATTCACATAAGTGCATGCCCCTAATAGACTTGCACTTAACAAGACAACAAGTATTGCTCTCAAAATGACCTCTTTGTGTTCTTTAATCCATTTCATATCACACCTCTAGTTGTGCTTGATTGACAATAGCCTTTTAAGCTCATTTTCTTCAAGTCCCAAAGCTTGTGCTTTCTCTTTAAAGAACTGCGCATCTTCTTTTTCTTTCAAAGCTTGTTGTGCTTGTCTGGCCTCTCTATCTATACGTGCTTGTTCTCGTCTTGAAAGAACTTCTTCTTCTTCTTCGGGAGACAATTCAACATGTCTAGCTTCGCCAGTAGTTGCATTTATTACCATCTTTTTCATATTAACCTCATTAACTGTGTACTTGTCTAAATAGTCTTATTGTTCCAGTTCCAAGATTATTCTCATTACCGTAAATCTGCACTGCATCACATGCAAAGTTAGATGTTCCGCTAACTCCCATGCCTTCCATCAATGTTGGGTCTGGTAAGTTTGATATATAAGCAGTTTCATATCTTATATATGCCGGGTTCGAAGCATTTGTAACATCATATAACCAGATTCTGCAATAGAATCTTTCGCCTGTGCCTGTACCAATCTTGTCATTCTGGCTTAGTGGTATGTACGCAATGTTGTTTGATCCACTATCGTCTTGAGCATCTTTTTGTACATGCTCTTCAGAATACCAATAACCGGAGCTTTGGAATGACGTTCCGTTGTCATTACTCATTCGGAAATATATCTCGTCACCATCACCACCTGGCACTAAATGATCTACTGTAATTTCGTAACTATAGTCTGTGCTAAGGTCTTCAATATCAATACTTGCGTCTCCGCTAATCGTATATGTGCCAACATATTCCCACGCTCCGCCTCCACTGCCTGCAACTTGTAAATCAAGCGTTCCTGCACCGCCAGTAATTGTAATAGATGCATCTGTAGAAGTAATAGTTGCAAAAACGGGGTCTGCTCCTGTAGAGCCAACAAGCACTTGCCCATTTGTTCCGACTGCAAGAGCCGTTACCGCTGAAGTGCCACTGCCAACTAATACACCGTGATCCGTTAACGTTGAGGCTCCTGTTCCGCCGTCTGCAACTGCAAGATCAGTAATTCCGGTGATAGAACCGCCGGAAATCGTTACATTGTTTGCGTCTTGTGTGGCTATTGTTCCCAATCCAAGAGACGTACGTGCTGTAGCTCCTGATTCTGCAACCCAATTGCTCCCATTTCCAACGATAAAATTACCGTCTGTTACCGCAAGTGCTGCAATATCATCTAGTTGCGCATCCCATGCCTGAACGTTTGTGCCAATTACCAAGCCCAAATTTGTTCTTGCATCGCCTGCATTAGAAGCTCCTGTTCCACCATCTGCAACTGCTAAATCAGTGATACCGCTTATAGAGCCAGATGTTATGTTAACATTTGTGGTTGCTTGTGATCCCATATCCCATGCACCTGCAAGTGCTCTAGATCCATCAGCTAGAAGATATTGTGTATGGTCATCGTCACCAAGTCCAGTCAAAGCACCGTGATCCGTCAAGCTGGACGATACACCACCTCTTGTAACACCAAAGTCTCGTAAATCTATATAATCATCGCCAGCAACGTTAACCGTTCTAGTTCTAGACTTTACTGCATTTCCATAACTATTTGATGTTTGATATATGATTGTTCCGAGAAACTTGAATTCAGCAGTTGGCAAGCCTTCTAGAATGATATCAACAATCTCTGTTTCAGCACCGTCTCTTGCAGCAGTTAGGGTTGCATAATCAGCTTGGCCTTGCACGACACCAAATTCTCTATCAGAATCATTCATAACAAAGACGTGCGCTAGAACGAATTGGTTATTCGTGACCTCTGTTTGTTGCCATGTGCCTGCATTGTTTTGGTTGTAAGCAGCTCTACCTGTTCCAGTTGTAAGCACGCCAAATGAAGCGGACTCATCTATACGCCAAATGTTGCTGGCATCTGCACCACTGCGATAATATACAGCGATGTTTGCTGTGCTTGTTCTAGCACTGTATGAGAATCGTGCGTCCTCATCCCAAGCGATTGTTGCTTCATTACCAAATTGTGCATGAGAAGCAAGGGCTCCGGATGCATCTGTAACAAAGTCTGTCAACGCCCCGCCTGTATCTAATGCGAAGCCCCTGGTTTGATGTAGACTCGCATGCGTTAAACCACTCATCTCGCGAGTATGTAGATGTTCTTGGCCAAGATAGAGTTGTTTGCTGTTAGTCGCATCCCAATAGATAATCGCCACGATTGCATATTTTGTGATTATATCTGTTGAAAATGTTGTTGTGCTTGTTAATGTCGCTCCATCAAAATAAACGTAGTGCAAACCTTCTGTGTTTGTTATAACAATGCTTTCTGAGCCATTCTTGGTATATCTTGCTCCGTCAGACCAATAAGAATAAGCTGATACCTGTGGAGATACGGTTAATGTTCTTGTGCCATTGACAAAAGATATCTGTGCATCATTAGATGGATCTTCAAAACCCACCGGAATGGCAGCACTTGATAATGTTGGATTGCCAACAACGCCATCACCATTTATAATATATAGACCGTCTCCACTAACGATAACTCTAGATGCGAAATTGCCCACACCGTCATAAGTGGCAATACCAACATCTTGGAGATTGATTGCATTTTGTGTTGTCATATTGCCCCCTATACGATTGTTATGTTGCCTTCTGAGTCGCTAACAACCCAGTCGGTATTTGCTGTAATACAAGTAAGCTCTATGCAGTCATATTGCTTTGTGCTGCTTAAAGAACCACCAGCACCAGTTGTTGTGTCTGTATCTATGAAATGTATTGTCTGTCCTGCGTTTTGAGCCACTTTCCAGCCTCCCGCACCTTTACCAAGGACTTCTATCTTCTCGCCAACAGAAGCCGTTGCAGGCAGCGTGAGCGTTACCAGAGCTGCGTTATTGGCAATATATCCATTCTCAGCACTCATGGAAGCCGAAGTTAATGTAATTTCATTCCAAACGAATGCTCCTGCGGTATTTGTAATAGTGATAGCACCAGCAGCGTTTACAATATTTATGCCCGCTCCTGCGGTAAGTGTTGCCAAAACAGGGTCGTTCCCCGTGGAACCGATTAACAATTGACCGTTTGTTGGCTGTGCTGTAGCAGTAATTCCAGACGTGCCACTTCCCAGCAATATGCCCCCATCTGTTAGTGTGGAAGCTCCTGTGCCACCATTTGCCACTGTGACAGGTGTATCAAGCGTGCAGGTTACAGTGTTGCCAGAACCAGAGAAGGCCATGCCAACGCCTGTAAATGTAATAACACCGCCTGCTGTTGGAGTTGCTGTTCCTGAATCTGTGGCAAAACTTGTTGTGACAGTGCCACCGCCAGGAGACAAAACGAGATCTAAATTTCCATTAATTGGATTAATTTTTAATGGCATAACCTACCTCCTATGCGTAGACGAGGGAGGCTCTGTTGTCCCACACAAATTCATATTCTGAAGATGGATTTCCAAATGAATCTTGAGGCCATGTTTTAGTCAATAGTGCGTTATTTCCGTCCCAGGTGTGATATGCGATTTGCCATTTAGCTTCACTGGTAGATGTGCCAACTTTAGCCATGCCAAGATATATGACATTGCCACTGGCATCGTTCTGTGCTCTGATCGTGACTTCACCATCATGCACGATAAATTCTCGCCTATCCATAGCACCAAACTTGAATGGGCGGTTTTCATTTGCTCTAGCCATTATGTCCTCTAGTGTTGCGTGTAAAAAGGCGGCCCGTAGGTACGGCAATACCAACGGACCTAATGGAAAAAGTTAACCCTTTCCTTATTCTTCTTTTGGAGAGTCTTCGGCTTTTTCGGGTTCTGGTTCTTTGGGCATACTCTTAGCAAGATGTTCATTGATAAGATTTACCATGTGTGCCATAAACTCCGCTGAAGCCTCGTATGCCTCACCAAGGGGCGATCCGGTTTCCATTGAAAATGTGTAGATTCGCTCCCCTTTTTTATATTCAAAGGCAATTACGTTCTTTCCTTGCATTTTTTACTCCTATGCGACATCCATCGCGTTCCATATTGTTCCTGTGTATACTAGAGTCATTGTTCCGTAGTTAGAGTTAATAACAGCCGTAGCAGCAACAGCTCCAGCAGAAGCAATGTTTTTGCCGTTTCCGCTGATTGTGATATTGCTTGCACCTGCTGCACCTCCTTCGTCAAATACGATATATTTACGTCCTGTTTCTGGAGCTGCTGGTAATGTTACCTGCAAAACACCCGCACCAGTATCGCAAGCAATTACATAGTCAGTTCCAAGAGCTGCATATGGGGTGTCAGCATTGGCTTTATTAACAACATTAAGAATTTGTCCTGTCTGAATGTCTAGAGCACCAGTACCTGCAACAATTTGCACACCACCAGCAGCATTACTTGCTGTAATAACAACTGCATCTGCAACGGCTTCTGCACCTGTAATATTGACGCTTGCTGTTGAAGCAGCAATATCAAGATCATTGCTAGCAGCAGTGATATCCACACCACCAGCACTTGCATTGATAACAATAGCGTCAGCAGCAGCTTGTGAAGATACAAGATTCATCTGCAATGCAACGTCAACGTCAAGTCCGCCGGCAGCAGATAAGACGCGAACAGCATCGGCAGCAGCTTCTTCGCCATTGATAACAACTCTACCAGCAGCAGAAGCAAGCGTTAAATCGATTCCAGCACCTGATACGCTGAAGTCTGAAGCAGCAGCACCTTGTAAAGACACGGCACCAGTAGAATCTATTGCTATGCCTGTAGTACCAGCATCTATGTCGATACCACCGCCTGCATTAGAGGCAAATATTCTTACCGCATCAGCAGCAGCTTGGCTTGAAGTTAGATTCATTTGAAGCGCGACATCGACATCCAATCCACCAGCAGCAGATAATAATGTGATTGCGTTTGCAGCAGCCTCTTCGCCGTTTACGACTACACGTCCGGCAGCACTAGCAAGCGTAAGATCTATACCCGCACCGCTTACAGAGAAGTTAGAAGCAGCAGCAGCATCTAATGAGATACCAGCAGCAGAATCAACTGTTATTCCTCCACCGCCATCATCAATATCAATACCACCGGCAGCATTACTTGCATCTATTCTGATTGCGTCAGCAGCAGCTTGTGAAGATGCGATATTAACTTGTAGGGCACCATCAATGTCTACACCACCAGCAGCAGCTTGTATTGTTACAGCGTCAGCAGCAGCTTTTCCACCTGCAATGTCAACTGATCCGGCACTAGAATTTAATGTAAGATCAGCAGCACCAGTAACGGTGAAGTTTGAAGCTGTAGCCGAGTCAATAGAAACGCCAGCAGCGGTATCTATTGTGATAGCACCAGCAGCAGCTTGACCAATTGCAACTGTATGAGCAGCAGCATCTTGGCCGATAGTTATTGCACGAGCGGAAGTTCCCCCTCCTAAGATAACTGCATCTGCTGAGTTATCTGCTCCCAAAGATAGTGTTGCACCCGCGGTCTCGATGGTAGCACTAGCACTAGCTGTTAAAAGCCCAGTGAAGGTCAAACCAACAAATGTCAAAGCACCGTTAGAGTCGATAGATGCGACTTCGGCATCATCTGAATCTGTAAATGATATTTTGTTGGCAGCAGCATTATCACCCATCTTCATTATAATATCTTGGCCTGTAGCTGCGCGGATTGCCATGTCAGCACCAGCACCAACTAGATACAGGGGTGATGTTACAGATGTATTTGCTGTAGCAGTTGTAAATGTTCCGGCAGCAGGTGTGGTAGCACCAATGATACCATCCATATTTACAACGGTAAGAGTTCCATTAGAATCTAGAGAAGCAACTTCTGCGCTTGCATTATCTTCAAACGAGATCTTGTTAGCAGCAGCAGCGTCTCCCATCTGCATAATGATATCTTGACCAGCAGCAGAATTAATGTTCATATCCGCAGCAGCACCAGTAGTGTATATTGGTGAAGTCACAGATGTTGCCAACGTAATAGCAGCATCCAAGTTAAATGTAATTGTTGACCCAGCACCTGCTGTTGTGATATTTGTACCACCAGCAAGAGTTATGTTTCCGGCTGCGGGAGAGATTGCGCCTCCACCGTCTCCGGTTAATGTGTCAACGTCGGAAGCTCCTGGGCCTGCTAAACTCCATGTCGCTGATCCAGAAGATGTTTTGATTTTGATCCAAACTTGATTTGTTGCTTGATAGATCCAAACTTGACCGTCTTCATAATTTTTGTCAGAGCTTGTTGGTGCTCTAGAGGCTATTACTGGTACTGGAAAAATATCCTGTAGAGGAGATCCAATACCATAGCCATTTCTTATTCTAGCCATCGTGTCCTCATGGTTGTGGTTGCGTGTTAACCTGTTGCGTATAAAATAATTATTTTAATTGCAAGAAATGCGAAAATAATGTACAAATGTACACAGGAAAGGAGGCACCATTGTGGATTACAGCTACCATAAGGTGCGGGAACATAGCGTGCCTCCCAGAACAGGAGGCACTTTTGAAAAAGAGAATAGTTATAGAAGTTGCACCGGAAATTCATCAGCAGATCAAGCTAGCTGCATTTGGACGCAGCATGACAATGTCTAAGCTTATGTTGCAGGCGGTGCTGTATTATTTAGAAAAATTTCATAGGTAAATATGTTCTTTTTAACATTTGGTATTATTATGGTTTTGTCGGGCGTGTTAGACTTCTGATTCCTCACTCTTTTGAGTTCCATATATCATTGCTAATTTTTTTATTAGATCTTCAGTCTGTTTTGGAGCTAAGTTTGGCCTTCCCAATTTTTCAATTAACTTCATAGATGTTTTCTCGGCTAATATATCAAACAGTTTTCTGCGTCTTGCCATTCTCCCAAGTTCAACTCCCATTATTGGAATTAAACTTGTTCCACCTGTATAACCAGTTAATCCATAAAGTAAATATTTGAGTCCTTTATCTAGATACTGTTCTTTAACTCGTTCAAATAATGGCTTATCTCGCATTGCAAATTTCTTAATATTATCGGCCATGTTTTTGCCATAGGTCTGTAGCTGTTCAAAAAACTGTAAACCGTCAGCACCAAGAGCATCTTTTATCATAGTTTTAACGTGTGGGTCTGAAATAATATCTTTTGCTTTTGTAAAATCAATAACTTTGTTAGCGTCTAATGTGGAATTGATAATATCAGAAACAGATTGTCTTTGAAGATATTGCCAAGCTTTTTTGCCTTTCGGTGATCTATTTAGCGTATCTTTAACAAGCTTATAGCCAGTTTTGTTCTGCATCAATTTTAGTGTATAATCAGGTCGCATCCCAACATCAAAAGACCTTTGGAGATCTTGAAGGACATTTCCTCGTGCTATTGCTTGTTGGCCAGGACTGGTTAAACTATCACCGTATTCCATCAACTCTTCTAAAGCACGATTAGCTTTACTACTCATATATTTTTTATTCTCAGCAGCTATTTCTTTTGCCAGTTCTTTGGGTTTTTTAGCAATATTTTCTACTACTAGGCGATCAACAAGATCACGAGCCTTGCTTTCATACCCCATTGCCTTGTTTAGTCGTTCTCGGTTACTTGGTTTTATAAATACACTTGTCAAATCTTCGGGAGTTTGGCTTTCTCTCATTT